AGAATAACTAGGCAGATCTTAATCAACTGCTCACCAAGTTCCTCATTATCGGGAATCTTAGCAACAGCGTCAGAAATAATTTTTGATGCAAGTGGAAGTAGGAAAGCGAGCATGATCTTAAAGCATGGAGCTCTTTTATTTATTTCTTTTCCTTCTTCTTTGGCAAACCTTTATGCTTCGTAGAAGCAAAGTCCTTCACATCTTTCTTCTTCATGCTGGAAGCAACTTTGGCAACCTCAGGCGATGACGCTCCCTCACCCGTCTGAGCAGCTCTGACCATACCCATGAATTTTTGTTGCTTTTTCGAAACTGCCTTTTCAGCAATGACAAGATCTGGATGTCTTGCATACAATGGACCTTGATAGTTGCCAGCGAACTTAACACTCTCGTTATTGGGTCTTGTAGTCATACCCTTCTCACCATCATTAACTGTTGGCATCACTTCCACAGTGCTTTTCTTTTTCGATTTTACCTTACGATCCTTTTTTTCGCAACCGCACTCCTCACGGAATTGTTTAAATGATTTCATTTTTTGCCCTTCATTGCAATGATCTTAGAAACTTTCTTACGACGCATGTGTAGATACTTGTCAGAACCATCTACATCACCATCGTTATCGATATCCTTATCTTTACGATCAGCGTGCTTACCCTTGAGTTCGCTGTGATCAACCTTATCTAACTTCTTCTCTGCTAGTTCTTCACCATCATGAGTTAGTTCGTCACCTGCCTTGACACAGTTATCAACACGCTTGCCACCCTTCATCTTGGTGCCCATTTGCTTATAACCTTTCCAACAAGCTTTGCCGTCAAGTCCTTTCTTCTTTTCGATGACATAAGTCTCGCCATCAATCTCATACTCTTCACGCTCAAGAACCTCATACTCCTCATTCTTAGGAGCACTTTCTTGTCCTACATAAGAACCTTTCTTAGCAGTCTTCTTTTTCTTGGTGGTATCTTCAATTTCAGCACCGTGTGACTGAGGTGCCTTATTACCATAAGATTCTACGATTTCAGTATTCTGGAATGTATCTCCACCCATCCATCTACCATAAGCTTCCATCAATCCTGACGAAAACTCATCTTGATTTTTTACTTTATTCGTTGGTTCCTGATACTTCATCGTTTAAAAGGGAGGTTCTTCTTGTATTATTTATAGATCTAATATTTCTCATCCACTCACGAAGCATATTTCCATTCTCTGTTACAACAATAGCGTAGTTTCCACCAAGGCGATGGATGTATCCTTTATCTCCAGTTCGTGATGACATAACAGCATCACCTTCTTTGAATACTTCTTGCTGTCTTTGCTGTTGGCGTAATGCTTCTTCTCTTAGTTTCTTGAAATCTTTCATTTAAAATTCTTAGGTAGTGCCGCCGCAATTTCACCCATAAGAGCGCGACAATCATTATCATTCAATGCTCTAGGAATACCTTTTCTGAAAGTAGTGAAGTCGCCAGCAAATGCCGCACGTCTCATCTTGGTTCCAGAAATAGCAAAGGTATCACCATCAGCGTCTCTACTTCCAGAAGATTTAATATCAATCTTCCTGAACGAAAACTCAGTTCCATTATATTTATGGAGGAACTGCATGGCAGAAACTCTATCAGAACCTACTAAAAAAACAACCTCATCGTATCCTGCCATCATAAGATCTTGGAGGATAGCGACAGGTTGTTTAGGTCCAGAAAATATTTTACCACGATGTTCTGGAAAAGATTTATTCATATAATATAACTTTCTATCTGGTGGCAAAGGATTGCTACCTTTCTTATCTACAGTTTGAGAAATATAAATGCGGTAGTCATGCTGACCTGCAGCACGTTTTACACCAGCAAAGTTTTCTCCATGCCCCGTAGTTGCTGGTTGAAACCTACCAAATGTAAAGTAGCAAACTTTTCCTTCTAGCGCCATTGTTTTTGCAGTGTGAAATTGTTGTAAGCAAACTCCAGACGATTAACAAATTTAATCATATCACCATCCTTATGAAGAACATATCCTTCTGGAGTTGTGACCTTATATCCTTTCTCCGTTTGAACAAACGTTCTGAACTCTTCCAGGTGGTCCAGTTTATCTATAACCATTTGCTTCACTGCCTGAAGCTCTTTATATAATGCAAGCATAGATTTAAACTTGTAAACATTATCTACAAGATAATTTTCACTTTCATATACAAGTTTTCTTTTCTTTGTTAAGTTTGCTGCTGTCTTGATCTTGGAAAGTTCCTTGCTCATCTTTTCATGATAGAAGTTTGCTAAGTCATACAATGCTTCATCAATATTAGCAATATTACGAGCATTCTTAATCTCGTTATTGAAGAACTGCTTTAGATAAGATGCAATATGAAACTTTTTATCTCCAGTAGTTCCACTTGCATCAACTAATTTATCTAAAAAATCACCACAGATCTGACACATTCTTTCAATTTTAGAAATTGAATTATCAAACTTACGCATCTCTGTATTACTAAATCCAACCTTATGCATTGGAGTATCATTTTTAATTACTGCAACTTCCGCTGATCCATTTACTTTCGCACCTGCAGCTGCTTGCATATCTGCGACTATATCACCAGTATAATGAGTATGAAACACTACACCGATCTTCGCTCTGCCCGCTGCTTTTCCAATAGGATGATCAACAGGGATACCGTAAGTAATCGTATTAGGTCTGAATGTGTAAAGTCTTTCGCCATTAATAGTTTCTACCTTTCTAGTTGAATCAGTAAACAATAAATCTCCTTGAACAACTCCATCAATACCCAATGAAGAAAAGTATCTCAAAGAAAATTTTAATTTCTCTGCAAGATCTCCTTCATACCACCTATCAACTTGTCCTTCACTGTAGCACAATTTAGGTTCTGTTTTGTTGAATACAGATTTAGTTCCCACAAAAAACATTCCTGTCTGAGGATCTGTGCCACAAACAACTGATGGAGCACCATCCCATTTTGTTTGCATGAATCCAACACTGTCCTGATGACCAAGCATCTTACGAAGTTCTTTCAAAAATGACACCGCTGCCATACAACCCTCAACTCCATAGTTGAGCATTTCATCTTCCAGGTGTTCTAAGTGTTTAAGTTGTGTTACGTTTGCCATTACTTTTTATAGTAGTCTCCGTTGGTATGTGTTGGATAAACACCACCACTTTTATTTCTAATATTGAATTTGAATTTATAACTTTCAGTTTCAAATACTATATCAATTCTTTTACCAGTGCCAGAAGCACCACCATACTGAACCTCAACACCATTTCCAATTAAGTTTGAAGCTTTCCTCATATAATTCTGATCAATTTCATAGAACTTCAATTCAGATCCAGTGTAGTGACACATCCAATACCCATAACCAACACCACTAGCAATCAAATCTTCTAGAGCAGTCTTTCCAGAAGATGATAAAGTTGTTTTCTGAATATGATTGTTTATTGTTGGACCAGATACTTTCCCATAATTCTCAAAAACATTCAAAAAACTGCGATAATTTATACCAAACATATCCAGGTAATCTTTTCCATCTTTTGGAATATCACCTGCTCTTAGTTTTGCCTCTGGGAACAATGCTAATTTATCATTTCCACTACTACGAACACCACAGTTAAAGAATGATAGAGTGCTACCAAATTTTACAGAAAGATATACTGGTTTACCATCAATCTCAAGTGTAATATCAGTAAGAGTAGAACCAATATTAAGAGTGCTTGCACCTCCAGCAGAAATAATTATATTCCCANCTTTCTTTATTAAAGGTCTCTTTTGATTCTTACCACCTTCCCCAATTGCTTTAGTTGGGGCTTTACCATATTTTTCTGTAAGTTTCGCAATAATTTGANTTACATGACTTGCATATTTTTTTGGAGTTTTTCCAGAACAATAATCAATCAGTGCTTCAGTAAGATCATCTTCATACTGATTACCCATGTTAACTTTCTTGCCACCTTTTACTTGTCCACCAAACTCAGAAGTTTTAACAAAATCATCTAGATCTAAGTAAATGTCTCTGTTAGAAATTCTTGCTGGAACTCCTGATCCTCCAGGAAAGTTACATGTAAATTCCATATTATTTTGACCACGAAATCCTTGTTCACACACTAGGTCAAACAACATTTTTGCAGAATTTTCTTTACCTTTGCTCCCTCTCATATCATGAAAAGATTGATACTGAGATGTTTTATATTTTCCACCATTCTTTGTAGTCACAGTAAACCCTGAAACTTCCACAATACCAATATCAGTAAGAAATTTATTTTCTTTACCATTGCGACCCATCGCCTTGTCAAAGAAAGTATCTATGCGATCTAGATAACGACCGCCACTGCGATAAAAATCTCCTGCTTTCATATTAGAAAACCTCCCGTCTAACTATTTAGACTGGAGGCTCTTAATATATTTTTGTTCTTTTTGATAAGGTTTTTCTTGACCACTCCAAATTTTATATCCTTGGACAACTTCTGGTATTAACCACTGGTCCACCCTGTAGCAATACTTCCAGTTAACAGGTTGAATGCAATTCATCACAACAACTTGAAAGAATGCTACAAGATGAATCCAGAAACTATACATTATATTTTTTGAATAGTTTACGAATGTTTTGAGTGATAGGCATACCGCTGGAATAAGTCTCAAGCAGTTCACCTTCTTCATCAATAATGATGAGAACAGGAGTAGCAGTCACACCATACTTCCGAGCAAGTTCAATGTTCTCTTCTGGGATTGGTTCATCACTGAAGTCCTCAAGATGCACTTCCTCAATGATTTTTGTGCGATCATCTTTCATGGCATTGAAGTAACGCTTTACCAAACCACAAGGACCACAAGAGTCCTTGGTAAACAAAATAAATCTAGTCTTCATCGATCTCCTGCTTTACGGTTTTCAGAGTAATAAGCGTCAAAGGTTCCTTCAGGATAACGCTTAGAAAGTTTGGTGATATTACGATCAAGAACTTCTTCCATCGATACACCTAGAGATTGAGTAGCTTGTGCCACATACCACATGACATCACCCAACTCAATAATAAGATGTTCTCGATTATCGTCGTTCCAAGGCTTACCTTGAAATACCATCTTCTTAATGATCTCAAGGAACTCACCACCTTCAGCATTAATCCCAACACCAGCAGTAAGGAGACGCTCAATATTGGCACCCTCACGATCCAACTCGCCAATACGATCAGCGAAATCAACAAAGTTTGTTGAACAGTCAGAAGTAACTTCTGCAACAAACTCTTCATACTTATTAAAATTAATCATACATTCCACTCAGCAAATTTAGATAGACGGTTTTGTGTTTCGGCAAATTGTGAGAACTCCTCACCAGGATCCTCTGCATCGATGCTGATAGCGGAAGCATCGTCCGCTACATCATACAGCTTCATCTTCGATCTGTCAATTCCCACCATGAATTTTCGTGAGGTAACGAGATCTGAGTATCTGTTCTTAAGTTGTTTGACCATGAGGCGACCTTGTTGTTCAAGCTCCTCAGTGCTGATAAGAGCGAACATAAAATCAGCAGTGGCAGGTAAACCAAAAGACTCAGAAGTATCGGTAAGATCAGGATCAGAATTCCCAAAACCACTACGAGTGGTCTGAGTAGCACTAACAATAGGAACCCCAACTTCCACAGCAAGACCACGAAGCTCCTCAGCAATCGCTTTAACATACGTGTAACTATTGACAATCGCACCTTTATACCTCACTGACGCACAGATGTTTAGATAATCGATAAAGATAATATGTGGTTTAAAATCTTTCTTGAGAGAAAGATCGCTCAGGAGTGCTTTGAAGTGTCCTGCGTGGGCAGACGCTGTGGGATATTCTTTGATAATAAGTTTGCCTCTAGTCTTCCTAGCAATCTCCTGAATCTTGCTAGTGAAGATAACTTCTGGTAGTTCAGCAATATCTTTAACATTGACATTCAAAAGGTTTGCGTCAATTCGTTCAGCAATTTTTTCCTCTGCCATTTCACATGTAATATAGAGTACGTTGTACCCCTCTGTGAGTGCGGCACCAGCGCAATGGCACATGAATAAAGACTTGCCGACGCCCGTTCCAGCAAGAGCGACATTGAGAGTCTTGTTAGAGAGACCACCTTTGGTAATGAAGTTAAACTTCTCCAAATCAAATGGAACTTTCTCTTCTTTTCTGTGATAGAACTCATAACGTTCTTCTGCTTGCTCCGTATAACTGTGTCCAATATGTTCATCAAAAGATACGGCTAGTGCTTCTTGTAAAATGCCTGGTATCGCATCCTTTGATATTTTCTTATCGCCTCCATCTGCGATTTGGATCGACCGCATAAGGGCGAGATAGATTGCTCTGTCTTGACACCACTTTTCTGTGGCATCGAGGAGCCATTCGTAATCGACCCACTCGTCGGTAAGTCCTTGTATTGTCTGTAACGAATCTTTGTACGTGTCGTCAGTAAGATCATTACGATTTTGGAGATTAATCGATAAGACTTCTTTAGTAGGTATTTTATCATACTTACCTGCAAAGTCAGCAATCTCTTCAAAGATAATTTTTTCATGATATTCTTGGAAGTAATCTGCTTTTAAAAAAGGCACTACCTTACGATAATACTCCTCAGTAAAGATGAGATTTCGTAAGATAGTAGTTTCAATACGCTCAGTTGCCATAAGTAAATTCTTGTTTTGCTGCCTCTTCAAGTTTGTCCATTACTTCTTTGGTGAAGTATTTTTCAGGATTGCTGAGAATAGATTTAGGATAAACAGAAGAACCATCAATCTTGATACGATTTCCCACACGCTCAAAGACTCCGTATTGTTCACCCAATTCCAGTAATCCATAATAGCGATCGAGTCCTCGGTCATCGAAGAAAAGACGTGTTGCAACTTTGCTGCCCTCCTTGGTTAATCGTGATTTTTTTGCTTCACATTTGATGATGTTACCCACCACCTCTGTGCCGTCCTTCTCTTTTGATTTGGACAAATAGATTATAGTAGAAGCAGCATACTTTAGTCCTGATCCACCGCCCATTTCTTTTTGTGGCACATATGATCCAATCACATCATAGGTATGATTTGTGACAATCATAGGCACTTGAGCTTGCCCAAGTTTCAAAGTCAAAACACGGAAGGCACCCTTAATCAATGTGGATTTAGTCATGTCACGAACTTGCTTATCATTAGCAACGTCCTCCATCTCCTTGGTAGTTGAAAGCATACCAAGAGAGTCTAACACAAACATCATCGGTTGACGTTCATCCGTTGGTTCTTTAAGATACTTATCAACAATGCGACAAGCTTGTGTTCTAAATTCTTCAATAGTTGCTACTGGGAATAGCACCATACGATTAGAATCAATCCCACGACTTTCAATCATTTCACGGGAAATGGCGGACTCAGTTTCAAAATAAATGACGCCGCCTGTAGGATTAGCGTTAAGAAAACTACGAACGACACTGAGAGCAAAAAAAGTCTTTCCCGTGCTTGATTCACCAGCAAGAGCTGTAACTTTATTGGAAGGAAGTCCTCCATAAATCGAACCACTAACCAAGGCGTTAAAGATATAAGACCCAGTATCAACATAAGAAGTGATGTCGCCAGCAGCGACTCCTTCACTAACCAGACCAGCAAATTCATTTCCACTGTCCTTAATTACACTATCTAGAAAACTCATAATAACTCCTATTCAAAGAAACTGCTAAGTGAAATTTTTTTCTCATGGGTCCATCCCACACATTCTAGCACATTCTTGAGAGGTTCCAAGAATGACTTTTCAAATTGAGTCTGATAATCAACATACTTTTCAAGTCCAAACTCATGAGGCAACTCACCAAAAAAACTAATACAATTCTCATGAATTGGATTTGGTGTTTTAAGATACATGAACTTAATCTTCTCACCCTCTTGAATAAGCTGATGCTTGTTTTCTACTTTGTGCTTTTTAACATAGTGGTTGTAGAGCAGAGCACCTCGCACATGGATTGGTGTTCCTTTTTGGTAGATCTCAGTTGGGTGACGATATTTTGCGAGATTATTGACTCCTCTAGGGAAAGCAACTTCCTCATAAGGTCGCAATCTCGTTTCTGCTCGCACATCATCGATGAAAGTGATAAGTTCATCATTTGATTTGCCGATAATAATCTTAAACGCTGCATATAACTTATCTCTAAAATACGCTGGAGTAGAAGAACGGGCAGTCTCCAAACCCATAATCTTCATTTTTGGTTCCTTATATCTAACACCTTCACTGTCCCATACATTAAGAATGTAACGCTTCTTCGCAGTCCAAATACCACGATCAGCGATATTCTCACGTTTCATAGTCATCTTTTGTTCATATGCCGAAACATACGACGCCAGTTCTTCATATGAACGTTCAATAAAAGGTTCCAGTTTTTCTTGGCAGATCTTGTCAAGTATCCCCACAACTGCTGCTTTGTCGCTAGACTTAGCACCAAAAAATTTACTAACAAGAGGTCCAAGATTAAGATAGATTGAGTCGGTATCGCTAGCGATGACATAATCCACTGCCTCCGTAGACAATAGTTTATTTAGATATCCATTCATTTTGTTCTCAATCCAGCGGATTGAGACTTGACCACTCAAAGTAATAGCCTCAGCATTAGCAAGACGATAATATCTAAAGTGCTCATTGCCAATGGCACCATAAGCAGAGTTCAAAGAGATCTTCTTTGCCATCTGAATATTATTGCAGCGGGCAATCTCTTTCATGAGTTCCACAGTAGGAGTTTTCTCATACTGTTTCTTAGCAGCAATCATCTTTTTCTTGAAGATGACACGACTATCATACATCTTCTTCATCATCTCAGGCAAGAATCCATGCTTATCTTTACGATACTGTGCTCCATTGGCACACACAGCATACTCACCACCAATCTCTATCTCCTGAGAAAGTATCTTATCAACTGATGCCGTTGAGTGACGGGTATCCTGTAACGTCTCGGGAGAGATGTTGTACTGCATGATAAGATGAGGATACAAAGAATTAAGGTCGAAACTAACAACCCAATCATAGAACCCTGGTTTTGGTTCTTTGACATATGCACCTGCGTATTTTTGAGATTTGGTTGCCTCGCGTTTAGGAGGAATAGCAATCTTTCGCTTTAGAAGCTCACAATATATGTAGTTATCCCACATACGCACCTGAGAAAATACATCCTCATAGTTCACCTTAGCATCATATGCCATAGTGAATGCCAATTCAATTAACTTCATCTTATCATCCAGTTTATCTACCAGACGAACGTCATGAATATTATACTCAATAAACTTTTGCCAGTCCTTCTCATAGAACTCTTTGAATGTATCAAACTCAGAGTGATCGAGTTTCTTCTCATCTAGTTCAACAGAACAAATATGATCTAATCGATAACTTTCTTGGTTCGTATAAGTAAACTTCTTATAAAGTTCTAAGTAGTCAAGAGTAGAGAT